ATCTCCAATAACGGTTTTTACATAAGCAGTCGTTGCGATCTGTGTATTATTTACTGTGTTAGCGGCAGTTGGGGCTGTTGGTACTCCAGTAAATGCTGGGGATGCAATGTTGGCTTTTAAAGTAACTGTATTTGAAAGAGTACTAACATTGGCAGACAGGGTTGTGACAGTATTTGAAAGAGTACTTGCATTACCTGAAATGTCTGTTACGGTGTTTGACAATGTACTTAGATTTGCAACTGTTGCATAAACTGTTGGTGTTACCCATTCTAAGCCAATCGCAGTGGATGAGTTCGCAGTTAATACCTTCCCATTAGTCCCGACTGGAAGACGGACTATCTCAGAAGAATTTCTTGCTAAGATATCTCCCTTTGTTGTTAGGGTTGTAGAACCACCCTCTGGACCTGTGAGACCAGTAGCACCTTGAGAACCATCAGCGCCAGATGTTTCAACCCAATAACTATCGTAATAAATAAATGTTTTACCAGTATCAGATTCAAACCACAAGTCACCCTCTGATGGCGATACTGGTGGTGTTTGAGATACGGTTATACCGCCAGAGCTACTAAACTCAACAATTGCATTACTTGTGTTCTTGTAATAAATTTTTCCATCAGCATAGTTAATAGCAAGCTCACCAGTCTCAAGAGATGTAGGAGCAGTATTAGCAGTACCCGAATTTTTTAATTTAATTACATTAGCCATTTAAGCCTCTTGTTTAGAAAGTACCACCATCAATTGTAGCAGTGTTCGCAGCAAGTGCTGCGAGCTGAGCGCTGTAGGCTTGAACATTTGAACCGATTGCAAGACCTAGTGCGGTTCTTGCATCAGCGGCTGTCGTTGATCCAGTACCGCCGTAAGCTAGTCCAACAGCAGTTCCCTGCCATGTACCAGTAGCGATTGTACCAACAGATGTAAGGCTTGATGTAACAACACTTGAAGCCAAAGTTGTATTTGAAAGTACTGCTGAGCCCCCAATGTAGAATGACTTACCAGAAACAATATTGAAGTGCTCAGAAGATGTCCAAGCGTCAGTAGCATCAACCCAGTTCAATGTCTTATCTGTTGCACCTTTGATTGTAAATCCAGCACCATCAGCAGTAGTATCTGTCGGTGTTTCAACATTAGCAAGAACAATATTCTTATCTTCAACAACGAGTGTTGCTGTGTTAAGAGTTGTTGTATTGCCTTGAACAGTTAAGTCTCCAGTAACAGTCAGGTTGCCTGGTGTTGTGACATTTGCTGCCAAAGAAATTGTTCCAGCGTTATAAACAATTTGGTTTTCAGTACCAGACAGGGTTGGAAGTGAACTGTCAACATATGCCTTTGTAGCAGCATGCGTATTGGCTGAAGGAGTGGGAACAATTACAACACCAGAAAAAGTCTTGTCTCCAGTGATTGTTTGTGCTGTTGAAAGTGTTGTATAAGCACCATAACCACCAATAGCCTCCACAGCAGTAGCGCTTCCACCTGCACCACCAGTTCCCTTACCGTAGTAAAGAATATTATCTACTTCGTTAAATGCTAATTCTGCATTCTCCAAACTTGTAGGTGCGCCAGCACTGCCAGTCGCCCTTCTTTTAATTCTCAGCGTATTCGCCATTAGTAATTCCCTCCATCCATTAATAGATTTGCTGCACTATGAACATGATCTGCCCTAGCCGCTAAATTGCTTACTCCAACACTTGCAGTTCTAGTGACATCGGCTGGATCTGATGTAGCAAAGGAAAGTGATGCTAAATTTATAGTTCCAGCGGATTGAGTTAGTACTGTTGTATCATTCGTTTGTACGGTTACTGCTGTAATCTCAGAAGCAACCGTGATATTTGAGACATCTGTAGATACAGATAGAGATGTTATGTCACCACTAGTTACCTGAACGGTTGTGATGTCCCCAGCCATTACCTACTTACCTCACCAGTTACTGTTACTGTTCCAGTAATCAGTGTGGTGATAATGGTGCCATTAGTTTCTTGAAAATCATAAACATATGTCCCTGCAGCAATATTTGCTGTAGCCGCAGCAGACAAAGACATAACAACAATGCCATTAGCACCGTTTGTAATTTCAGATGTAAATGTCGCTGCAGCCGTGTCAGAGTTTCTTTTCTTTCTAATCTGACCAGAGTAAGTTCTAGATGTAATAGTTACATTAGCATTAGCACTATTTCTAATGCGTAGCTCATGAGCATAAGTATCGCCTTGATAAATAGTAATATTTCTAGTTGCAGCCATAATATCTCCTATAAGATATTATCAAAGATTGGTTATGCCAGCAACGCAGCCCAAGTGTCTTGATCAACATCACCTGTAACTGAAAGACCTCTTGATTTTTGAAATTGCTTTACAAGCTCTTGTGTTTTAGGTCCAAAATCACCATCTGGCTTGCAAGCAAAACCATGTTTTGCAAGAAGAGTTTGCGCTTGCTTTACGGCAGAGCCTTTATTATCTTTCACAATGTTTGGCTTAGATGCAGCAGCTACTTTATTTGGAGCAGGGGTTGCTGCCTTTGCTTCAGCAGCAGCTTTTTGCTCTGTTACTGAACCAAATGGACTGCCTGGCTTTGGATTACGAGCAACATAATCCTTTACTGCTTGAGGTACTGCGTCACCACAAACATAACGGATATGCCAAGGCTCTGAAGGAACTACTTCCCAACTCCACCCAAACTTTTCAACATTAGCAATCAACCAATTAATTCTTTTCTTATCACTTGCATTAGCAATATCAACTGCCAAGCCGAGGTTATGCTGTGACTTACCAGGTGTGGCAAGCATCGCCATACCTTTCTTCAAGTACCAAGTCTTACCTTCAAAAGTTTTTGTTGATCCAGTTCCTGTATTCTCAAGAGTGTAGCGAGTAAGAAATCCAGCCTTTTGGCTCTCATAACTACGATATAGATCGCCGCTACTCGTGGGCTTAAGCTCAACACCATCAGCCTTTGCAGCCTCAACCATTGCCAACCATGCATCAGCCGCAAGGTAAAACAATTTTCCACCGCCTGGAATATCCCTGAGTAAACTTGCATGTAATTTACCTGGTTCAACACCTTTAAGCGCAACAGGCATCTTTACTTCAACGATATAATCCCATTCTGTTCTCTTAGCCATTACTTAATCTCCTTATTCTTTAGTTGCTTTTTTGTCAATCTTAGAAAAAACACTATTGATTTCTTCAATACTAAGTTTACCATCATCCAGGAAAGCTCGTGACAAACCTTCAACAACATACGCAACACCCGCAATGCCCGCCATGAAAATTGCTTTCCATAGCGGGACACCTGCGATTGATCCAGCACCGACAACACCTAAGCCAGTTGCGGCGAAGGTAGCGAGTATTCTGAGTAGAATATTCTTTATCTGTGCCATTGTCTTAACCTACTTGGTTCTTCCAAAAGCCGAATCGTTTGGATTCAACCAACGCATAATTACTGGTGCAATAGCAGCGACACCTGCTGTAGCAATTGCTTTCGGGTCATGATTGCCTGTCATATAGACAGCCAAAGCAGCTCCAAAAAACGATCTCGCCCATGACGAGAGCATTTTCTTATTTGATTCATTCAACAAAGTAGACAAAAGACCACCTCCTTACCCCAACGGGTCAATACCTATTATATCTCAGAGTTATTTATTCGTCATTCTTTAGAATTTCATGTACATAATGCACAAGAATAGCAGTTAGCGTTGCAATTCCAGCAATTCTCTGAGTTACCCCAGAAAGCGTAATGTAGACAACAAGGCTTCCTGCGAGGGTAAATGCCAATCCAGCAGTAATATCCCACATCTTTTTGCTAAAACCAAACCAATTAAACTTTTTCATTTCTTTACCCTCCCTTGTATAATACTTGTATATACTATTTTTTGCAAAATCTTCACCATCGTCTTCTCCTGGACCTGCAATTTCTCCAGAGAACCCGCCTTCTGATTCTTCTTCTTTTCTAGAACGACCTTCGGTTCCCCCAGAACTTCCAGAGCTTCCAGAACCACCAGACCCTCCCGAACCACCAGATCCACCAGATGAACCACCAGTGCTTCCTCCAGTAGATGCAGAGCCAACAGCTATTGCAGCTACTGCGGCTGTTGCAGCCAAGATTGATTTACGGGTTCCAACATCAATAGATGAACCTGTTGGGATGTAGTCATCAAACCCATCTCCATAGATGTCAACTTCTTCCTCAAACGATTCCTTAATTTCAGCAGGAGCGTCAGTAAGCGCTGTTGCTAATTCTGTTTTCTGCTCTTCGGTAAATTGATCTGGCTCAATTGCAGCGAATACTTCCGCAATTTGTTCAATAGGAAGTTCTTCAAAGTTTCCATTTTCAATAACTGCAATCGCAGTATCTGGATCAATTGTCTCTTCACTGATTGCGTCAATGACATTTTCTAGTGCGTCAACTGATTCAATGTTTTCAATAACATCCAGAACCTCTTCTGCCGAAAGGCTGTCTAGGATTTCTGTCAACTGCTCCACAGATACTTCTTCAAAAACCTGATCTAGTTGCTCAACAGAAAGTGTGTCAATTAAATATATGACATCTTCCACAGAAGCGTTCATAATCTCATCAATGACTTGACCAACCTGCTCTTCCGTTAATACCTCTTCAGTTATAACAACTTCAAACTCTGGAATAAAAGTGTCCACAATTTCAGGTTCTGAAATTTCGGTATCTATGATTTCAAAGTCTGGCAGGCTGGTGTCCACTTCAACTTCTTCTAAAATTGAGTCTATGGGTTCAAACTCAGGTACCGTAATTGCTGGTTCCTCAATTACCGTTTCAATCTCAGGTAGGGGCTCAGAGGGCTCTGGGAGCTCCACTGTTGTATTTATAGGTGGATATACAATGACAGGGGGCTCTGGTATATTTATAAAAACTGTGGTGGTGGTGGTTGTAGACGCAGCGGGTTCAGATGTTGTTATGTCAATAACTTCTTGAGGACCATACAGGCAATTCCCAACCCCTTCCCCCACACATGGAGATGTACCTGCTTGAATTTTAAATCGTACAGAGCCATAGCCAGTCTGTGAGGATGGGTTGATTGTGTAAGTAGTGTTTGCGCCATATGTCCAGACACCCCAGCCGCCAGACTCTACCCCGTTATTCAAATCATAAAAAAGAATGTTGTACATGTATGGCTGTGTATTGCTTGCATTCGGTGC